CAGTGTTTGGCGCACTAGCGCCACCCTGCAATATGTACCGGCTCGTTTTTTCTCAGCCTTGAACTCGTCCATTAGCCCCATTGGTGCCCCCTATCAGTTGGTGCACTACTTTGGTGTAGCGCGGAACTCCCGGTCAAGGATTTCGGCGTTGCAGTTAGGCGACACCTCGACATGCAACCAGTTTGCCCATGACTCGCCGCCATACATCACAGCGCCCTTGGGCAGGTCACGCCATGCGAGCCGGTCGCACCGCCATGCCCTGCCGTAGGCGCGACGCAACGGCCCCCGGTATGCGTAGTCCACGATCAACTCGATGCCGTACAGCCCTGCCAGCGTTTGCATGGCGCGTTTGCGCGCCTTGGCGGTGGGGAACCGCAGGTCAACCGCCCGATAATCCGCATGCACTGATTTGACCTCTGGCTTGCCGCGCATGTCACGGTCGGCGTAGGTGCCGAGGGACACCGCTTTCCAACGTGCTCGAGCCAGCGTCGCCAGCTGCTCCACAGCCTTGCCGTCCGACTTCACACCTGTCGGGCCGGTGTACTTACGCATCATCGCGATAGCCCACAATCGGTTTTACTGTTTCACGTTTGGCAGCTGACATGGTGTTGCCGACCGCGTAGCCGACGATGAGGCCGGCGAGACCGTTGAACGATGCCTGGTCCATTTTCTCGAGCGCGCGTAGCACCGTTATGCAAATCAGCGCGACCATGGCGATGGTGGCTTTGGATGGGTTGGCGATCTTCATGGCTAGTTTCTGTACCCGTACACGCTGACAGTTCCCGACAGGGTGGCGGTGCTGTTGCGCACTAACTCGAACCCAGTTAAGACAGTGGTTAGGTTGAAAAGGCCTGAGAACTCTACGGTGTAAACGCCGGTGGTGCTGTCCGTGCGTGTGAACTTGCCTGCTGCTCGAGTGTATTTCCCCGACACATTTGGTTGGAAGATGTCAATGTACCCAGATGCGCCTGCGGCTGCCGTGCTTGACTGCACTAAATACGTTGGAAACCAGGTGCTTGACGCGCCTCCCCCTACCGTCACGCCGGTCACCGTCGCCCCATTTGACTCCAATCGTTGGGTCACATAGTTGCTGCCTGAGAGAATGCCGGAGGTGTCACGCACCCTCAGGAAGTGATTCTCTGACACGGTGGCTGTCCACTCATCAAACACGATCCGATAGTTCGTATACGAACTACTGAACACGTCAGTAAACGGCACCGTGGTTTGTGCCGAAAATGTTGTGGTGCTGATTTTCCACATGCCGACAGCGTTCATGTCCGACTCTGTGAGAACATCACCAACTGCGAACGACGGATAAGTCATAACTACCAACCTAACTTGTTCGTATCTAATTTTCCGAACACGGCATTATCCAACAACAAAAACTGTACGGCAGCTTCAGGCAACAAATACAAGGTTGCTCGAGTCTGTTGCGGATCACCCGACACCGCAAAACCAATCGCGCGACACGTCAACGTTGTGCCACGAAACTTGATCGACAATGGACGAATCGCGTTGCCGTAAAAAATTGCGTCTAACACATCGGGAATTGTTTGCCCGTTCACCAAAAACGACATTGCGGACGGTGCCGACGACAAAGCTGCCAATATGTTTTGGACGAACCCTGCCAGGTTGCTCGCGTCCGTAGTGTTTTGGTTGTATGTATTTACCGTGTACGAAAATGTCCCAGTCCCTGACTGTTGTGCAGCTAAACCCACTGGTTCAACAATCACATTGTTAGAATAATTTTGGGCAAAGTTATTGAATTGCAGCTGGTTGTATTTCAATCCTGTGCCGTCATCAGCAAACGTCGCAAACGATGATTGTTGCAACCAATACGTGCGGGATTTCCACACAATCTCGCTGATCTGACCCTCGAGCCACGCAAAATCAGTGTTTGCTAATTGGTTCATAACCTGCGACGCATTCGATCCCGTCACTGTGTTTGCGGAAACATTCACTGATGTTCCAAATTCGGTCAACGACAACCCAACGTTGCTGACGACTGTTGTTGCAGCTGCGTTTGCTGTAACGCCTCCGGTCCAACTGGTTGTCGGCAGGAGAGCCCTACCTACTGTTGCTAGTGAATCTTCTAAATACAGCGTCCACGTGTCTTGATTGGCAGTAATGCCGTATTGCAGTTGCAAATCTGCAACGCGAAAAAAAAACGATCGCCCTTCATTGCCGCCCGTTTTGGGAACGCGTAGCGTCAAACGCACAATGTCCCCAATGTTCAACGACGGCAACAATGACGGTTTGATTCCTTGAACAGTGGCCGTACCCGCGACAAACTGATCGGTGATGTTGCGTTTGCCACGGTTCATAGTGAACGTCTGTATTGGGCTATCAAACAACACATAACTAAGCCCAACTAGTTTCCCCGCCTCCAAATATGGAGCACCAGTAGGATCAGCCATTAGAACGACACCGCCACCGGCAACGCACCGTTCTGTCGATACCAGCGCGTCAACGCATCGACCACCGCTTGCGGGTCGCCGCCGTGCACATTGATCGTCACACCGCCGCCGCTAGTCATCGAGCCGAGACGGTTGAGCGGGATCACAGCCTCCGGGCCTGCTTCGCCGATCACAGCAAGAGTGGCGCTGTTCACGATGCCGCCGTCTGCCATCATCGGGACGCTTGAGCCGCGGCCACCACCTGCGGACTCGCCGATGCGGCCAAAGCCAACCTGCGGAATGTAGGGAATGTCCTTCCCGGGCTTGATGATGTTCATTCCCCGGATGATGAGGTTCGCGGTCTTGATCCATGCGTTCGCGACCGTCTCAAAGTATGTCAACACTCCATTGACGACAGTCTTCACGACATTACGGAAGCCCTCAAAGCGTTGATACGCGACCGCGATCGCGGTGATAAGCGCACCGATCCCGAGCGCCACCAATGCAAATGGGTTGAGACTCATCGCGACATTCAGCGCGATCACTGCGGCCGCAGTAGCGCCGATCCCGATTGTGAGGGCTTTCAGGAGACCTGGGTTTTCCTGTGCCCACTTTGAGAACGCAGCAAGTTTTGGCGCAAGCCCGTCGATGACCGGGAGCATCATCTCGCCGAATGTGTCCGACACGCCCGCGACTGCGAACTTCATTTTGTCAAACGATGACGCGGACTCGGCCGCGGTGTTGCCGACCTGCTTCTCGATCGCGGCCAAAACCATGTCCTGCGCCTCGAGCAGTTTCCCTGACTCCGTTAGGGCCTTGATCTTTTCCTTCTCCTGTTCGGTGAAGGTGACACCCGACTTTGCGAGCGCCGCGATGCCCTTGATCGGGTTGTCAAGCGCCTTACCGAGTTGGACAGCGTTTCCTTCGGCGGTGCCGAACCCCGCCGCGGCCATGTTCAGCGCGGCCATCGTGGCCCGATCAAACGCCCCTCCGGCTTTGTTGACTGTCTTAGTGAGACCTGCAAAGGTTGCGAGTTTGGTCTGTGTCGCTTTGATCACATCAGCGTCGACTGCGATCGTCTTCTCGAGTTCTTCAGCGTAGGCGGCGACCCGTTCTGTCTGCTGAGCGTAGCCCATCGACTCAAGCACTGAGCCTAGGCGCTGGTTAGCGCGGCGAGCGTCTTCGGCTCCCTTCGCCGCGCCTATTAGCCCTGCGAACATACCGCCGAGCGCGGCTGTGGCGGGAACCGCGGCCTTCTTGATTGCGTACCCGGCCTTAGCACCAGCACCCTCAAGTTGCTTGAACTCCTGCCGAGCCTTTCTGATACCGGAGCCGTCGAACTCGCTGATAATGGGGATTGAAATAGCCATCAGCGCAGCTCCCGATTCACACGGTCGACGGTATCAAGCACCAGCCTCAACATTTTCGTTTCAATCGCATTCCGTTTGCGAAACACTGCAGGGCCGAGGACACGGGTGCGCCCAGGTGCCAACGCGCCGAGCGCCGCACCCAACGCATTCGGGTTCTTGCGTCCAGCCGACTCAAACACTGCCGCACCGGGCTCGGTTTGCTGAATCTGAATAACCGCGACCGTGTTGCGTCCAGCGTCAACTTTCAGTTTCACACCGCGACGCGCTCGAGCACGGTCATACGGGAACACACGCCGGCCGTTAGGTGACCAGTTCCGTGCCATACCCGACAACGGCATGTCGGGATATCCGGCTTGTGCCTCACTGATCGCCGGTTGCGCAATCTCTTTTGCTTGCGCTGTGAACACCTTGCGCAGCCCCGGCTCCAGTTTGTTGAGAGCGCGGATCGCGTCACGCACCCCCACAACCTCGGTTCTAACGCTTGCTGGCACTTCGGACTTTCTTTCTTGACTCGTTGATCACATCGATCACCGTTGCTAGTTCCAGCGAGTCAAACGGAACGCTCGGCGGCCAGTAGCCCGTTTCTACGAGCACAACCGCTAGAGCGCGTCCGAATGACCCGCTTCGATAGGGTTTGCAGACTCGGTGTCCACGATTTCAATGCCTTGCACCGACTTGATGAAGTCATCAAACACGGGGCTGACCGTGATCTCCTGCTGCTTGCAACACTCATAGGCGAGGTATGCGAGGTGCTCCACCGCGATACCGTTCGCCAGTTCCGATGCGCGAATCTTGAATTTGCGCTCGAGACCGACGATCGTGAACAGGTTGGTGCGCACCGTGAACGGTGCACCGTCAACCGGCGTGACTTTGAGTGTGATCTGCATTGGTTCCCCCTAACAAGGATCAAGCGACAGTTTCGCTGTAGGTGCCACCCGTAAAAGTCAACTCGATCGTCGACAATTCGCCGACCGTCGAATCGAGCACGGGCAGTTCCTCAAGGTAGCAGTTCTGCATTGTGTGCAGCGGGCTAGTCGGGCTGTTTGCGCCTGATCCCGGCTTCATCGTGACAGTGGTGCGGGTGCCGACCAGTGACTTCAGTGTTGCGTACACCTCGGCTGCGCCGTAGGTCATAAACAGGGTCATCGTCGTGGTGTTGTTTGCAAGCCCCGCGGTGTAGGTGCGGGAAGTCTCGCCAAAACTGGTCTGGTCGATGCTCTCGAGCGTGCGCACCATTGAGGCCGCAGTGCAGAACCCGGTCAACGCGACAGCGTTCACCGTCACGACAGGGTTTGCGAGGTATGTGCTGGTTGCCATTGGTCAGTCCTCCGACTTGGTTTTGTTGTTGTGCTTTTCAGCCTTGATGAATCCACCCTCGACGAGGGCTTCAATGTTGATGCCTTCAGCCGGGATGAACTCATCCCCCGGCGTGCCGACCAGTTCCGAAACGATTGTGTATTTCATTGGTTCCTAGTTGCGGTGAACCGCGATAGCGACCGTCAGGTCATAGGTTGGTAGGTCTTGACCGCCGATTGTGGCGAGTCCGGGACGCAGATCAGTGACCGCGATGCTTGACCCCATGATCGTGTCGGCAATCGACATGAGGTAATCGCCTGCGTCCTGATTGCCGGGCGGCGGTGCAAGGATGCGCAAACGCACCTCCATGTCGCCGACATTGTAGTTGAACGCGTCCACCGTGGGCAGGTCGATCAGCACCGACAACGGACGCGCGTTGCGCGGGTCAGTGACGGGCTTCAACCCGAGCGCGGTCAGACTTGTTTTCAGTGTGTTCACTGCGTGCACCAATATCCCCGTGGCAGGCATCACGCAACCTGGCTGCGGTTGATGCCGAGCAGCTGCATGATGCGCCCCATTGAGAGGTTGGGCACTGCGCCGACTGCTATAGCGTCAAACGATGCAAACGAATCCACTGCGCCGCGTTCGCGGTACAGCGTCGCCGCATACATGATCGTTCCCAGTTTCACATCGGCGCTCGGCACCGTGGTCAGGCTGTCGGTGTATCCAGCCTGCTCACGCTTGCGAAAACACCACGCGTTTGCTGCTTGACGGCAGGTGGTGATGAACGCAGTGTCGTTTGCGGTCGCTGAGTCAATGCCGAGCCATGCGGTCACATCCGCGTCCGCGATCCAAGTGCATGACTCCGTGATCGTGACAGTGCCCGATGCGGCTTCATACTCGAGGTCGTCGCCGTTGTGCGCGTACAGGATTTGATTCTCGCGGGACTGCGAGTAATCAAAAGTCAGATACCCGTACTCGTCTTTGCCGGTGAAGTAGTACGGCTCACGCGAAATGACGGTGTATGTCCCGTCAAAGTTTGCGTGCACCGACGCAACGACGATTGTGTCGCCGGTCTCCACATTCACGGGGGTTGTAAGGGTCTGCACAGCGCACACATTGTCGGCTCGCCGACGATGCGTGACCGTGAATACCGCCATGACAGACCCTTACTTCCCGTGCTCGCTAGATCAGGACGCGACGCGCTTGACGAACTTGGTTGCGTCGATCATCAGCGTTGCGAGGTAGCCCCGGAACGCGATCGTGCGCGACAACGAACCGTCGTTTGCTTCGGCCTGAATTGCGCCCTTCTGCTGCTCGAAAATCTCGAACCCGTCGGGAACACCGACAATGGCGGTGTCGGTTGCAAAGTGGCGGTCAACCACGACAGTGAGGCCGAACGCGTTCAGCGACGACGAGCCTGCCGAGATGGTGCCGAGCGCGTTCATCGGGCCGATGTTCGGAAACAGCGGTCGTCCTGCGTCATCCACCAGCGAGCCGAGCGCGGCCCAGTAGTTCGGCGACAGGAACAGGTGCGTCGGCAGGTGACCCGTGCTGTTGGTGAGGATCTCCTGCGCGGCTCCGTAGATGAAGGTGATCCACTCGGCAGCGTCGGCGGTGTTAGCAAGCACCTCGGTTTGCGAGGTGCCGGCGAGCAGCGCGTCAGCGGCGACATTGTCGGTCTCGTTCGCGTAGACGCGTGCCATGTCGTCAAGCAGCAGCCCGATGACCTCCGGCGACGACCAATCAATCGATTCCTCAGACACCTTTACATAGCCGCCATAGACAGCCTTGGTGACCTGCTCATCGGAGATGACAAAGGTGCCCTGATCAAGTGCGCTGTTTTCACCGTTGGACAGACCGATCGTGGTGTGCGTCGTGACCTTAGGACGGATGAACACCTTGCCAGCGGCAGGCATTGCCTTGGTGCCGATTGCGTCGATCACCGGGCGGTAGCCACGCAGATTGTTGTACACCTGCTGCGTCCAGATTTCCGGGACCACACCGTCAAGATCGCTGGTGAGCACATTCGGGGCGGCGGCACGGACACGGGCGTTGAACTCGGCCCACTCAGCCCCGCCCTGCAAAAACTTGCTCATGTACTCGCCGAGGCTCGGCAACTTGAACTCGGGACGCGCAGCCGCGTAGATCGGTGCGGTTGGCACAACGGAAGCCGGTGCCTCGGCCTTGATTTCCTCGCTCATTGGTTCCTCCTCAGGAATTGCGGGGGTTTCTTCTGCATCGTCAGCATCGGAAGTCGATGCAGCGATCTCGGTGATCACAGCCTGCGAAAACGCGGGGACTGCGACCAGCGACAACTCAACAAGGTCAGCGGCGGTGACGACCATAACGCCTTGCTTGTCGTACTTGTACTTGGTGGGGTTCGCGCCAACCGACACGGAATCGTAGGCACCTGCCTTCACCAATTCGATTGCGTCACGGGCGGCGGCAGTGTTCGCAAATGTTGCGACGAACTCAAGGCCGTCCTCGCCGTCGGTGACCTCGACCGTGCCACGCAGTTGCGTCAGGTCGTGGTTCTCCACCAGTTTCGCCTTCTTTGCGGTGGTGTCAAACGCGCCACGCTGGAATTTGACGCGGGTGCCGTCCATGACGGTTGCGGTCACATCCCACGGCACCGCAATCCCGCCGATACGGGCCGGCCGATCGTCATCACCGGCTTCGGCGATGATCAGGTCAGGGTTTGCGTTGAAACGGATCACAGTGAATTGTCCTCCATATCGGTCACATCAGGTTCCACTAGCACTTCCGACACATCGGACGGCTCCAGCCAGTGCTCCACATCGAACTCCACGAACCGTCCGCGCGGCAACACATTGTCCATGCTCAAGGTTTGTTCAATGCAGTCAATGTATGGGCGTGCACCGAACAGATACAAGTCTTTGCGTGCCTGCTCCGGTGTCTGATACGCGTACGACCCCACATCGATGCCAAGCAGGTATGGCGGCACCGACGCGATACGCGACAACTCGAGCGCTTGATACTTGCGTTGGTCAGCGATCATCTCCATTGGATCGGTGTTGAACTCCTTGAACTCCACATAGTCGTTCAGTGCGCCGATTGCGTTGGCTTTACGGGCTTGCGCCCACGCAGCTGCGAGGTCGCCTAACTCGTCGCCGGTCATGGTTTCGCCACCCCGCTGTTGCAGGTAGCCAGGAACCGTCTCGAGTGATGCGTAGCGGTCTGCTGCCTGATCGAGGTGGGTGGCGATGTTGATTGAGCGCCAACCTGAGTACAGCAACCCGATGATCGGCGACAGAAACACGATGCAGTTGTTGCGCTCAAGCATTTGCCCGTTAAACTCGATCTCGTCGGGTTGCCCGTAGTACTGCGGCCCCGTCATGTTCGGGAATGTGATCGACGACATGGGCAGCCAAGTCATTGACGCGGGGAACCCGGTTGAGTAGCGGGTGGTCACATACGCGACAGCGGCCCCGTACAGGTACAGGTCAGTGAACACCTGCGCAAAAAAGAAGTTGCGCGTCACATTCGGGTCGGGACGATCCATCCACGACTCGTTCGGCACATAGATTTCCTCGTACTTCTCGCCAGTCCATTGGCGGGTGTACTGCTTCAATTCGAGCGCACCAATCATCGACGCGATCAGATCATGCGATCGGGAGACTGTCGGGTTGGACATGGCGACCAACTCGTTGCGGCTGGTGGTGTAGGTGATGAAGTTGCCGACCGTGGATGCGCCAGCGGCGGCCTTGACTTCAGCCATGCCGATTGAGGGAGCGCGACGACGCGAGAAGATACCCACCGCTGAGCATTATACACGGGGGTGTAACAAACACAATACCTAGTTAGCGTGCCGACCCCATTAATGCCTTGCCGGTGCGCATCGGTCGGGCGCACATCGCAGCTGCGGCGACCATGGCCCGTGCACACTCGATCGGCCCCGGCGACTTTTGCGACGACAACACGACCGCACCCTGCGCTCGAGCCAGCACAGCCCGGTTCACATGCTCGGCAAGCATTTGTTCGCCGGTGTGCACCAGCCGCCCCTCACGGATCATGTTCAACACTAGCCCAGTGTGCTTCAACAATTCGCCGTAACCCCATGTTGTGGTGCGTCGACGCAACGCCTCGGGCGTCATAATCTCGAGCGATGCTCCGATCGCTAGTTGCAGTTTCGGATCAGCCGCCAGCCGTGCCTCAATTTCCCGCCACATTGCAAACGATGAGTCGGCGACAAACTCCACCGATGCAACAACCCGATCACCGGCGACCCGGCACCGCACCCCCACATACTTTGACTCGTCCACTGCGGCATCGACCGCTAGCACCCCACCCGAATCGGTGATCGGGTCGACGCGGCGGTCATCCCACAACCCCGGCGGTATCCACGCGTTCGCGCTCGACACCCACAAGTTCAAGTGCGCCCGTAGGAACGCCCCACGATCAGGTGTCTCAGCCGCCGCCTTCAGGCCGTCCACAGTGATCGTATGCCCAAGCGCCGGGTTAGCCCACATCCAATTAGCCGGATCGTCAGGGTTGACTCCCGGCGGCATCGACCACTCCGCAAAGTACAAACTGGATTTCGTGCCAGCGTCGATCGCCGCCAACGCCTGCTCCCGCAACCGCAACATGACTGCCGAACCCTCATCACCAGCCGTTGACCACGACGACATCAGCGGCGACCACTGCGCAATCTGCGACGGACGCAACGCATCAAAGTAAGTGTCCTGGCTGATATTCCACAACTCGTCCACCACGATCAGCGTCGGCGACATTCCATGCAGACCCGGCACAGCCGCGCGCACCTCCCAAGTCGACCCGTCAGGCATCGTCACCTTGTTACGCCCGTAACTCCACACAACCTTTGCGCCCATAGCCTCGAGGTACGGGGCAAGTTCAGTAAAGATCGCAACCGCTCGATCCAGTTTGTTTGCCACCGACAACACATGGACAGGTTCCCCACGGTGCGCAGCCCACCGCGTCAACGCCCACCCAATCAACGCAGTCAACGCAACCGACTTGCCGTTCTGCCGGGCTGTCGACACCAACGATTCCCGATGCAGCAACACAGGACGACCACGATCATCGCGCCGGTACTGCAACTGCCCCTCAACAGCCAACTGCTGCCACGGAAACAACGCACGCCCCATAACAGCCTCCGAAAACTCGGCGACCTCCCCCCCGAAAGACTCGTACCCACCGCCAGCGCTAACCAGTCTCGGCGCGATCAACCCGCTCGAGCCTTCTTCAGACGCAGCCAGCCTAAAGCCCGACCGAACCGGTTCGGTTTCCGATAAGACGGAAGAAGGGGTCGGGGGCAATAATTGTTCAGTAAAAAAATTCGGATTTTCGTTTTGATTTTCGGTTTTGCCTGCTAGTGCGCGTTGCCGGGCTTGTTGTTGTTGTGCGCGTTTGTTGTTGAGGTATCGAGCGCCTGCTGCGCTGTTGCATCGTTGGTGGGCTGGTCTGAGGTTGTGTAGGTCGTCGGTGCCGCCTGCGTCGTGGGGGATGATGTGGTCGGCGGTGTCGGCTCCGGGCCTGCCGCATAGTGCGCAGTTGGGTGCGCCTTCGAGGATGATTGCTCGGTTGGCTCGGTATGTCGGGTTTGATGTTCTTTTGGGCATGGTGTTTCCCCCCTTTGCGCTTCACCCCCCAAGGGGTTCGCGCCTCGCGTCGCCGTAACAGTCTGTGGTGTCTTCCCCCCGCATTTCAACCCTGTCGGGTTCGGCTGCCGTTCTTCGTGACTGAGACCTTCACCGTTCGCATTTGTGTCGTTTGGACGCTGCTCGAGCCGCTCCCGATCGTGTCGGGGCATGGCTCGTCTACCCTCGTTCCCGAGTGTTCTACCGGCACAGTGCAACCCCATACGCGGCCTTGGGTGTGTTCAGTTGTAGCGGGAGGCTAGGGCAGCAACATGATGCCTAGGCACACGACGAGCACTGATCCGATCATGTACAAGTCCACCCAATTCACAGCAACCTCTGCAGCATCTTGACCAGCATCTCAAACGGCATGATCGCATACCACTGGTCAGGTTTGCCATGCCCCCGGCGTTTCGCCACCACCGACCCATACTCTGCGTCGTCGTTGTCGATCTCACGCATCAACTCGTTCAGCCAGCCAGCCAAGTCCAATGCGGCATGGTTCTTCACCTCGAGCACTGTGTACGGCAGACCGGCGATGTCGCCGCGGTCGTTCTTGCCCTCGAGTGCGCGGCGTTCCGCATCGGGGAACCCGTTTGCACGCAGGTAGTCGACGACAGCCCGTTCAGCCATTGTGCCTTTAGCCTTCGCGCGACTCACGCAACACCTCTAACTCAGCCTTCAACTGTCGAATCTGTCGCATCAGGTCGTTCACTTCTGTGACCAGTTGCCCAATGATCGCAACTTGGCGTTGGTATTCGCTTGGCGGCCATTGGGTGCGCTCGAGCGCGTTCGGTGCGTCATGCCCGACCATCAGAAATCGCTCCGAATAGACGCCCCGATCAACATGCCTGCCAAGAACACGACCGCGTAACTGATCACAATTACAACTTCACTCATTAGAACGCTTCCTCCTTGCACTCGCCGTCCTTGTGCATCGTTTTCCAACCCGACCCGTCGTTCGTGGCCAGGCCGTCACCGACCTCGACCTTCGCATGACATTTGATGCAGGTGCCCTTCATCTTGTTGGTGATCGTTTTGGTGCCGGTGAATTGGCGCACCACACCGCTCTCGGTGCCAGCCGACGACCGTGCAACCTTCGCCATTTCCTCACGCGACGGGCGTTTGTTGAAGTCGCTGCCTGCCATGCCAGCGTTAGCGAGTGCGCGACCAACCGCCGATGTTTCACAATTCTCGACATGACTTGTGCGGTTGACATTCCCCTGTCCCCTGATTTCCTCGGCCCAGCCCGTGGCGATGCACACATCACCGATCCATAGTTCGGCGCGGAACACTGCCACATCGGGCAAGTAGTGCACCAGGTCGGTGATGACGCGTCCGTCGGGATGCGCCTTCAGCCACCTGTCGAGTCGTTCCGATACCGGCTCGTAGTTCTCAAGCATCGCCGTGGCTCCACATCTCCTGCCGATAGTACGACCATATGCCTGCGTCGTCCTGGCGTGTGTGTTGGGCGATCACCTCGAGCCGGTGCGCAGCTGCGGCAAGCACCTGCCAGCACGGGTCTTCGGTCAGTTCAGCGTCGACTGCCATTGCGCGCAGCAGGCTTGCCAGTTTGCTGTCGGTGTACTCAGGCATCGTAAACCTGCCATGCCACTAGCGACGGGATGCACGGGTTGCGCAATTCCTCGAGATCAAACGCCATTGCGCGACCCATTTTCTTGAGGCCCTCGATCGTCAACTGTGCGTGCTCGAGCGCAGCCTTGTAAAACACCAGTTCGGACTCCATGCAGCCGGGGCATGACCCGCACTGTGGGCACTCTGCATGCAGCACATTCATGACTTGGCGCTCGCATCGTCGTGCCACGGCTCCACCCACACATGCACGATCGCACGCAACAGATCCGACATGCGGTTGAAGTCGGACTCGTTCAGTGCGCGTTTCAGTGCACGGTAGTCGTCAACTGGTAGCCGTACCGCCACCGTGTAGTTGTCTCCTCTTGGCATTTGCTAACCCCCTATGGTTGCTTTCCAGTGCCGTAAACCCCCGTTTGCGTAGAGGTATGCGGCGACTCGTACATTACACGACGGGTCCGTCAATGCGAGCACCACATCCTTTTTTCGGCAGGTGCGTCGGGTGACGGTGGCCCAGCTGCCCTGAATCTGCAACAGGCCCACATCGGGTCGGCCCGTGTACCGGGGCTTCGACACTGACTTCGGGTTGCAGCGTGATTCGCGGTAGGCAATCTTAGAGAACGTTTTGACCGGCAACCCGTAGTGCGCAAACAACCGTTCCCATTGTGGGCATGCGTCAACCGGCTTGGCGGTCGCGGTAGGCGCGTAGCAGATGCCTGCAAACGCTATGGCGGTGACCAGCACCGCACGCCTAAGCAACCCGGTGCACCTCAGTCATTGGCCCCCATGAGTCACCGAAATGCGCACGTTCGCAAATGATGATGCTCTCAATCAGGCCGGTCGTCGTGTCCGTGAAAACCTCGACGCGGGTTCTTTTGTCGTCCGACACATAGGTTGCCCACCCACGCACGGTCAGCGGCGCAATCATTTAGGCACCTTGACCGTTGGACGGGTGGATGCGCTTGGAGCGTTCGCGCAGTTCTCGATCATCGTCACCAGCCTCCACAGCTGCTCGATCTCGCGCTGGTCGTGGGTCACGACGCGTCGCAGGAAATGGGATAACCACAGCAAGTCGTTTTTGGTCATCGGGTGAGGGTAGCACCGGGGTCTCCTTCCGTTTCCGTCGACGGTAACAACGTCACGCAAACGGTGCAAGCATCCCTAGTGCCCCCGGCCCGGAAAGGAGACCACAGGCCGGGGGCTGCGCCTAGGGGGAGACGCGATCTAGGACTCTAACCGTGGGATCGCCATGCTAGCAAGAGTTCGCACCATGCTAACCGGAATATGCAACACGTGATCCACCATGTCGTCAGGTGTGAGCGATTGCGCAATCGTCACATGGTCAGCTTTGCCGCCCAGGTCGACGGGGATCAGCCACCCGCACGACTTGACGAGGTACTCACCGGCGCGGTCCAAATCCTCAAGCGGTGTCCACTGCTCAACATCAGCGTGAGCGTCGGCCCATACCACAACGACCGCTGTTAGTCCAGCCATACCTTGTACGCGGCTGTGACCCGGCCACGCTCGGGATCGACAAAGTGCAGGCGCTGTGACGGGGTTGCCGACGCAGCCAGCATCACCCCTGCATAGCGGTTGTCTGACTCGGTGGAGCCGGTTTGATACACGCTCCCCAACCCGTTCGGCAGGGGCCATTCAGCGTGGGTGTGGTAGTGCCCCACATAGCAGTCACGGAACGCCCAAGGG